AAACGCTTAAAATACTATCCAGTAGAAACAGTAGAAGATTGTCGTAACCAAATCGCTACATTCTTAGATAAGATTATTGCAGCTAATGACCCTAATTTAAAGGTTATTATCGCTATTGATAGTCTAGGCAACTTAGCAAGCGCTAAAGAGCTTCGCGACGTTACAGAAGGTAAGGATGCAGCAGATATGGGTACAAAGGCTAAAGCAATGAAGTCTATGATGCGTGCTTTAACTTTTAAAGCAGCTAAGGCTCGTGTACCTATACTTTTTACTAATCATATTTATGACAACCCAACTTCACTCTATCCTGAATTGGTTAAAAAGCAGTCCGGTGGCTCTGGCCCTATTTATCTTGCTTCTTTGTTGGTTCAGCTTGCGACTCGAAACGAAAAGATTGATAAAAACGAAGGAGAAGAATCAATCGCAGTAGCTCATAACGTGAGCGGTGTTACATTGTCAGCAATGACGGTTAAAAACCGTTTCGTTCCTGCTTTCTTAAAAGCAGAGCTATACAATAACTTCCGTACTGGTTTAAGTCGGTATGCCGGCTTAGCTGATATGGCAGTAGCGTTTGGTGTTATACAGCAAACCGGTTCTACGTTCCAGTTCAATGGAGAGAAGATCGGTTATAGAAAGACTTGGGAAAACGATACCGAGTTTTGGGATAAGAAGGTACTACCGGTGCTCGAACAGACTCTTAAAGAGAAAGTCGGGTACGGGTCAAGTAACCCGGTTCTAGACGAGGCTGAAGAGCTTACAAAAGAATAAAAAGAAAAGCTAAGGGCAACCTTAGCTTTTTTATTTTATAATATATAATGTACAAATGAAGAAAAACTCTCTTCAAGTCAATAGCGATTTCTTTGAAAACATTGTAGCCTGTCAATGTTTAACTAATGCTTATTATACTTCCTTAGTATTAGATTATTTAGCACCAGAAAATTTTAAGAATCCTGGTAATAAACTTGTTATAGGTATTATTAGAGACTTTTACACTAAACGTAAAGCTCTACCTACTATTACTGAGATCAAAACGTATCTCAGTAAAGAAGAAGATCTAAAACTATTTAAAGATACAGTTACGACATACAAGCAATATGATACTGCTCTTAATATGGATGAGCTTATTGCTAATACAGAACAATTCTTTAAAGAGAAAGCAGTATACAATACTGTATTAAAGATAGTAGATGATGTATCTAAAGAAAAAGCTGATTACCCTAAGTTCTTATCAATGTTTGAAAAGGCTTGTAATATAGCTTTAACAAGTGATATTGGTTTAGACTTTTTCGGTGAATACGAAAAGATAATCAGTGAATTAGGTACAAAAAGTGAAACTATACCTACTGGTTGGAGCTTTATTGACGACAAAATTGGTGGTGGTTTAATGAAGAACGGTAGAGCGCTTTATTTGTTCTTAGGACCAACTAACGTGGGTAAGTCTATCTTTTTAGGTAATGTAGCTGCTAATATGGCTGCAAAAGGTCTTACCACAGTTCTTATATCTCTTGAAATGCCTGAAATGATGTATGCAAAGAGATTGAGTAGTCATCTTTCTAAAATCCCTATTAACGATGTGCAGAGTCAAATCGGTGCATTAGATTCTTACTTTAAAGGTGTTACAGAAACACATAAACGTAAGTTAATTATTAAGGAATTCCCACCGAAATCCATAACTGTAGCAGGTATTAAGGCCTATCTTGAGTCTTTAGTAAAGTCTGGGATAAAACCGGATATACTCGTTATAGACTATCTTGGACTAATAAAGGCATCACAAGGTGAGAATTCTTACGAACAAGGTAAAGTGGCTGCAGAAGAATTAAGAGCATTATCATATTTTTTCAGTATGCCTGTAGTTAGCGCTATTCAAACCAACCGTGAAGGTATGGAGAAACCAAGTCTGGATACCGTAAGTGAATCTTTAGGTGTAGCTTTTACTGCAGACGTTGTTTGGGCTATTTATCAAGAAGCAGGCGATCAAGAAACTGGTGTTATTAAAGTAGCTGGGGTAAAGAATCGTTTAGGACCTAAACATGCTGCTACTGCAATGCGTATTGACTACACTACACTCTCTTTAACAGAAGAAAAAGGCTATATCGGTTTAACGGGTAATAAATCCGCTGGTGGATTAGATGAGCTTATGGACCTGGAAAATAAGCTGGAATTTATCAGCAAGTAGTTTAAATAGATTATAGTGAGCTTTAACAAGATATACGTTTTTACCGACTTCGATATAGACGGAGTTACATCATTACTAACCCTACACTGGGCGTTAGATGCAAAGCCTGGTCAAATTGCGTTTAAAACCACTACTGTTACTAATTTTCGTAGAGAATTTTTAAATTGGTTAAATGAAAACAACCCAAATGATTTTGACAAGATTTATATTTTAGATTTAGATGTTGCTAAAAATAGCGACTTAGTCGACAGAAAAAATATTGTTATTATTGATCACCATTTAACACACGTTAAAGCAAAAGACGTTTACAAAAATGCTGAAGTTAGCGTAACTGAGACAACTTCATGTGCTAAGAAAGTTTATAACCATTTTAAGAGTTTGGGTAAATTAGATAAACTTACTAAAGAACAAAAGTACTTTATTGCATTAGCTGACGATTACGATTGCTATCAATTCAAATTACCTGAAACTTATGAATTGAATTGTTTGTACACTAATACCCAGCGTACCTCTACAATGCAGCGTGCTGAGATATTTGTAAATAAATTTTACGACGGTTTTAGAGCTTTTACCATTCAAGAAAAAGCTATTATAAAAGAATACGTTGACCGTAAGAATAAAGCCATAAACAACTTACAGATTTTCCATGGTGAAGTTGCTGTAGGTGGTAAAATGCGTAAAATATACGGTACACACGGTAATAAATTTGTTAACGAGATTTGCGACTACATGTTAAACACCCACCCAGCTGACATAGTCTTCTTTGTCAATTCAGACAACTCCCATGTATCGTTTCGCAAAAATAAGTCATGTGAAGTAGACTTGTCAAAATTAGCTGCTAAAATCTGCGAAGGAGGCGGACATGAATATGCAGCGGGTGGAAAAGTAACGGAAACGTTCTTAAATTTCACTAAACTACTCACGCCAACCGCGTAATATGTCTGGTGTTGTAGGAGCATTACAAGAAGCTATAATCGAGACGCCGATAAGCAATCTCGCTAGAGATGAACTGGAACAGGAACTTATTAAGTTTGGTTCATTTTGTTCCATTATTCACAACAAAAAACTCAATAACGTTACTATATTTTCCTTTATAGTCAAAAATAAAACGTACCGTAAGATTTTCATGGAATTAACTGATACTGACAGTGAAAGAGAAGCAATACTGTTGTTTTTAAAATATAATAACAACCTTTGCCGTAGCAAAGTAGTGAGAGAGATATTAAAATCATAGCTCATTAATGAGCGTAGAACAAGTTTACAACACCTATTTAAGTGTATCTAGAGGCCATAAAAACAAGCCCTGGAAAGCGCGTAAAGACTTTGAAGGGTTCGATAAAACCCCAGACGGTATACTTTGTGTACGTTTGGATATGTTTTTTAAGAGATTCCCTCAAATAAACATTAAAGACTTTTTATTAGCACCTTATGTCATCTACAAAGACGAAGAACACTTCCCGCTCAACTTCTACCTCACGCAAAAAGCTATTGCCTGTTACTCTCTCTTACAGAGTCAGAGGACCGAAGAATTACCCGATACTGAAGGCCACATTAAACATATTCTTGAATCCTTAAAGTATCTAGCTACTACTTGTATTAACGAACGAATCAGTTTATCACAGTATTGTAACTTAAAATCTGGTTATACATGGAGATGCTTAGAGGATTACAGGAATAAACAACTTAATCTGTATGTATTGCTATCTTTATTCAATTTTGACACAATTTTTAATAGCATGCAAATGCAAGATAAAGAAATCTATTTAAAAACGATTGCAAACGATATTGTCAAGTTTAAAATACGATTAAACAACTCATCCCGAGCTAAGAAAATCATTACAGAGGGATTAAAAAGAATAAGTGAACTTTCTCTTGATAAAAAATAAAACCATACTAATATACCTTATCATTCAATATGAAACCTTATAACTCAAATATGTTCGAAAGCATTAAGAATGCTTTAGACAAAACAAAGACAAAGTCAAGCGAAGGTTCAGCTTATCGTAACCTTCTTCAGATGGAACCTAGCGATAAACCTTATGTTGTTAGATTATTACCTAATATTAAGAATCCTGAAGAAACGATTCTTCATTACTTTCATCATGGTTGGAATAGCATTAGTACAGGTAAGTATGCTAGTGTTACTTCTCCTTCAACTTGGGGCGACCGTTGCCCTGTAAGTGAACTGTACTTTAAAGTATTACGTGATGGTACAAATGAAGAAAAAGAACGTGCTAAAGCCAATCTTCGTCGTAAAGAAAACTGGTTAGTTAACGTTTATGTTGTAAACGATCCTAAGAAACCAGAAAATAACGGTACTATTAAAGTATTGCGTTATGGACGTCAATTAGACAAGATTATTCAAGCTGCTATTGCTGGTGATGATGCTGATGAATTCGGTGCAAAGATCTTCGACTTAAGTGAAGAAGGCTGTAACTTACGTATTAAAGTAGAATTAGTATCTGATAAGCCAGGCGCACCTAAGTACCCAACTTATACAGCTTCCAAGTTCTTAAACCCATCTGCTATTGAAGGTTTAGACGAATCAAAGATTCAAGAAACTTATAATAGTATTTTTGATCTTAATACTTTTGTAGATCGTAAATCAACAGACGAAATCAAAGCGTTTATTGATGAACACTACTTTGGTAAAGCAGAAGCTGAAACAGAAGTTGCTACTGCCCCTGTAGTAGAAGAGGAAGAAGATGTACCGTATGATACACCTGCTCCTAAAGCTGCTCCTGCTAAGTCAGTTGCAGTTGCGTCAAATGACGATAAGGTATTAGATATTCTAAACGGTTTAGATAATCTATAATGCCTGATCAACCTACATACGTACCCACCCTTAATGAGGGTGAGGTATCTAATGAAGAGATTATTCTTGCAGCTATGTTCGGTAAACAGCTGCAAGGAGATCTTAATGGTATTAAGAAACAAGCCGCTGAAGTAGGTGGTGGTCTTAAAGTTAACGACGTAGATATGAGTAAGGTTATGCCTTCTCATATTCTTAAAACGTTCAAACCTAAAGCTGGCCTCAGTGCGCCGTCACAACCGGTACAACAGCAACCACAACCTCCACGCCCTGTTTATCAGCAACCACCTCAACAAGTGGTACAGCCTGAATACCAATTTGTAGCACCGTCTGTACAACAAGTACAAGCAGTTAATCTTCCGCTTTCTGATCCTAATCAGCTAGAGTTCGATTTAAATAAACAAACTCATTACGAAGATATTATAAATGCTATTGATAAATTAGAGAATAAGGTTAACATACTAACTGATAAAGTAAATCAGTTAATTGACTCTAGCAATAAAAAAAAACCGAAGATAACAAATGGAACTTAAGCTCGTTAAGAAAGATTTTGCCGATAACTTTTTAAATGTTGTAGGTAAAGCTGTAGATATCGTATCTTTAAAGCTCAATAAGGATGGCTTATACGCTGTATGTAACAAGCCTGATACAAGTATTATTCTATTAGCTAAATACAATAAGTCTTTTGATGTAGATCAAGAGATCACTCTTAATCTCGGTGATATTAAGAAACTCTTAAGAGTAATTGACTGTATTGATGAAGACGAGCTAGTATTTAAGATTGAGTCTAATCATCTTTATTATAAGACAGATAAGTTACAGTTTAAGTATCACTTCTTAGATGATTCAGTAGTACCTAAAGTAACACTTAAGAGAGAAAAAATAGAAGCACTAACTAATGATACTTTCTTTGATATTGATAACAAGAAACTACAAGAAATATTAAAAGCTAGTTCTTTTACTACAGAAACTAATAAGATTTATCTTTACGGTCAACCTGATGGTGTATATTGTGAATTAGGTGATAAAGAAAAAGCAAATACAGATAACATCAGTCTTAAAGTAGCTGATAGTGCTGAAGGTGCACCGTTTAATCAGTCTATACCTTTCAATCTCGATATATTTCGCATACTTACAGGTGTGAAATTTGAGAAAGCACGTGTAGGTATTAATCTTAAGTTTAAGGTTATGTCGTTCCACGTTAAACCAGCTAACGAAACTGATTTTACATTCATTATATCAGGCTTAGTTAAATAATGGCTAATAAGATAACAACACAAAGCTATTTCATTAAAAGGCTTAAAGACTCAGGTTATGTAGTTTTTAAGATCTTTGATCAATATGGAGAAGCAGATCCTCGTAACTGGACAGTTATGATCGACCCTGGTAATGCTTCAGTATATTGTACATGTTACAGTAACGATAGTATTTTTGGTGAATACTATTTTGAATTTTATGATGGCGGGCAATTTATTCCTGAAAAGTTTAAGTTGAAAACCGACTCAATTGAGGTTATAATAAACTATTTAGTAAAATATGGAATCAACAACAAATCAGAGTTATACAACGGGCGAAAAGTTTAAGTCCGTAAATTCTTTTAATATGTCAAACGAAGTTAAACACCCAACACTTCCTACAGCTAATAGTAGTATGATTACTACAGAAGAAGATAGGAAAGCAATTATTGATAAAGCAGCAGAAGCGTATTCGTCTTTTCTTGATGCACTACGTATTGATTGGCGTAATGACGTCAATAGTGCTGATACACCTCGTCGTGTAGCTAAAGCTTATGTATGTGACCTTATTAAAGGTTGCTATGAAGGTCCGCCTAAAATTACTACATTCCCATCAGACGGTTATGATGGTATTGTTAGTCAGATGAATATACCTGTAGTATCTATGTGTTCCCATCATCACCTATCTTTTACTGGTGTAGCACACGTAGCTTATATTCCTGATAAGAACGGTCAAGTAATTGGCTTATCTAAGCTTAATCGTATTGTAGAACATTATGCTCGTCGTCCTCAAATCCAGGAAGGCCTTACTGTTCAGATACATCAAGCCATCGATCAACTTTGTGTAGGTAATCAAGGCGTAGCGGTTATACTTAAATGTTCTCATACTTGTGCATGCCACCGCGGGGTAAAGCATCATGGTTGTGCTATGATTACTTCTAAGCTATCTGGGGATTTTATGAACGAACCACAAACACGTAAAGAATTTTACGACTTTGTTGCTTCCGCTGAGCGAGACACTAAATAATATTAATGGCCGCTAAAAAACCAACGAAGGGTAAAAAAGCTCAGGCTAAAAAACAAGCACCTGCTACCGAGCAGGGTAATGCTTTGAAAGCACCAACAGAGGCGTCTAAAACGACGCCTTTAACTCAAACCGAGCAAGCAAACATTAATCAAATGATACAGCTAGCTAAGCTTGAGTATATGAAGACATTGAAAAATAATATCGTAAACGAAAAGCGTAAAGAGATTGATTCTTTAGATATACAAATTAAAGAGTTTCTTGGAGCTTATATGCTTATTGGTTACGATTTAAACAATCAACCTGTCGAAATTGTTTCTGCTAATGACCCTGCTTCTCATGATGCCTTATTAGAGCGTTTCCGTCGTGTAATGTATAAAATAAATCAAAACATCGTACAAACTAATGGAAGCGACCCATATGGACTTAAAGACGACGGTCAGGAAGATTAAAGAACTTTTCACTTCTAAAAATAGAAGATTATACGTAGTTTTAGAAGGTTCTTATAAAGGAGAATGGCTAGTACCTGTATCATATGGTCCTGGCCAAATAGTCTTCTTTTCATTACCTGATAAACACATAAGAACTATACCTTCTAAAGAAGTTGAAAAGGGTTTACAAAATAAAATATTAGATATAGTAGATATATTACCTAAAAAGGTATATAATACCTGCTTAGCAGAATACGAACTTAAAATTAAACAAGACGCTCAAAATGTCAACACAAAACAAAGCAACACTCCTGATAGACGGAAACAACACCCTTCATCGAGCGTACTGGGTAGCAAACAACATCGGCAAGCAATTAACAAACTCCAAAGGAATTAATACAGGTAGTATTTTTGCATTTCTTAAGACTGTTAAGTCAAATGCTGATCAATTTAATACTGATAAGATATACATTGCTTGGGATAAGAAACTAGGTAATAAAGAAAACTTTCGTAAGACACTTACTGAAGGAACATATAAGGGTAATAGAAATCAAGAACGTAATAAAGCTGTTTATGGGGAAGCAGATGCAATTGTAGAAATAACTACAATGCTTGGAATTAAAAACATATTTCCAGGTAATCTTGAAGCAGACGATGTTATTAGTTGGTTAAGTAAGACTGTACCCGGTAAAAAAATTATTATTAGTGTTGATAACGATTTTGCACAATTGGTTAGCCAGGATATATCTTTCTATAACCCGATTAAAAAGCTTCTCGTAGATGTTAATAACTTTGAAGAGAACTATGGTTTAACCCCAGAAGAATTTCTTATCTACAAATGTATTATAGGTGATAAATCCGATAATATTGAAGGTATGGATAAGATTGGTAAGGTAAGAGGGCAAAAACTAGCAAAGCAATGGGTAGCAAAAGACCCTAAAGCTTTAGAATTGTGTAATGAACGTATTACTACTAATCAGCCTTTAGTAGACTTATCACACGGTTTAGCTGTGCACCCTGAAGAAATAAAATTATATTCTGAACA